CTTCTGAGTATGGTTATGGAATGGCTGGCGGCTCAAAAAGTTTTAAAGTTACACCTACTTTATATGCTGATTGGAATGTAGATACTGTTCCAGCTTGGATTACGTATGGAATAACATCTTCAGGATTTGACGCTTCATGTAATGCAAATAATACCGGAAGTTCCCGATATGGATATATTGATCTTAATATTCCTAAGTTAGGATCTGGAGTACACAATAAAATCGCCGTAGGACAAAGTTATAGTACTCCTGCAATGTCTGTTTCTCCTACATCGTATACATTTGATGGCAATGGTGAAGCAAAACAATTTACTGTAACTTCTAATGTTCCTTGGGATGTAAGTACTAATCCTGCATGGATAAGTACTTATTCATTTGTAGGAAAAGATGGAAATGGTTCTTTTTATGCATATGCAGGACAAAATACAGGATCATATCGTTCGGGAAACATTGTATTAAAGTGTACATCATATCCAAATCTTTATCCGGCAGGAAAAGTTATACCAGTTGATCAGCCTCAGGGAAGATTCTTAGATGTGCAATATAGTTCAAGTTCATTAAATTATACAATATGGGATGCAGATTCAGGATATTGTTGTGATCCTACCTATGCTTCACCATTATATCTTGATATTGTTGTTTCGGGAAGTCCGAATTCATGGTATTGTCAATTTGCACCCGATAATGGAGAATTTTATAAATATCCTTCCTCCTACAGTGGTTCATATAATAATTTTCAGGTTTATATGCAGTCTTTGACTGATTATTCAGGATCCTTACATTTTTATTGGTCCAATGATAATACTTTAGCAAAAAGTGTTTATTTTGAAGCATATTATGGGGGTTGTGTTTAATAATATTTTATAAGATGATAGCTACAAAAATAATTTTTGACCCAAGTACTTTTAGATGTACTCCTTCTTTTGAGGAAGTTGATGAAGCATTGCAGCTTGATACTCAACAACATCGTTTAAAATTTTGTCGATCATGTGAAAATTTTGCAATAAGAGATGTATCAGGAAATTCTATTCAAGTATGTGGATGTTGTGGATTAGCACCTAAATTAACTAGAATATATCCTGAAGATGAAAACGGAAATGCCTTTTTCTATACAACTAAAGATGGAAAATTTGGTTATGTTTGTCCTCTTAAAAAATGGTAAAACTCAACATTCATTATTACATATAAAATCTATAGTAATATTTTAAAACTAAACATGAATGGAAAGAAATTTATGTAAAAGAGTTCTTGACGCCGGCGGAGATATTGTGCCGTTAATTATTCCGAATAAAGACACTGGCGGTACAGGTTTAATGAATCCGTCATTGTTTATTTACAATGACAAATTAATCGTCAATATACGCCATATCAATTACACTCTTTGGCATTCTGAAGGAGAACAATTATTTAGTAATAAATGGGGTCCTCTTGCATATTTACACCCTGAAAATGATATTCATTTAAAAACACATAATTTTATTGCTTTTTTGAATGATAATCTTGAAATTGAGAAATTTCACAAAGTTCATATGACTTTAGATGTTTCAAATCCGATGTGGGAATTTCACGGATTGGAAGATGCAAGATTAGTGAATTGGAACAATCAATTGTATATGAGTGGAGTTAGAAGAGATACTACTCCAAATGGACAGGGAAGAATAGAACTATCAGGAATAGAAATTTTAGATAATGAAATTAAAGAAATCTCAAGACTTCGAACTGAACCTCCCGGTCCTCCATCTTATTGTGAAAAAAATTGGATGCCTATATTGGATACGCCATATAGTTATGTTAAATGGTGTAATCCTACACAAGTTGTTAAAGCTGATATAAATACAGGAAAATGCGAAACAACATTTTTAAGCAATGTTAAAATACCAAATCTTCCTGATTTTAGAGGAGGCTCACAAGTAATTAATTGGATGGGACTTAAATTGGCAATTGTTCATCAAGTTAACTTATTTAAAAACAAATTAAATCAAAAGGATGCTACGTATACTCATAGAATGATTTTATGGGATAACAATTGGAACATTGTTTCACTTTCTGAGCCATTTTCATTTATGACAGGAGAAATAGAATTTGCATGCGGAATGGCTTTATATAAAGGAAGTTTAATCATTTCTTTCGGTTTTCAAGATAATTCATCGTATTTGTTAAAGATACCGGAAGAAAAAATCGAAGAATTATTTGGGCTAAAAAATGTATTATTTGATTGGGGAAAATCCAGCAAAGAGGATGTTCTAAATATTAATTATGAAATATTTTTGACTCAAATTTATGAAAAATACTTTTCAGTTAAAGAAGATGATGTGGTTGTAGATATTGGCGCAAACGTTGGAGCCTTCACTTATTCGATCAAAAATAAAAAGCCTTCACATGTTTTCTGTGTTGAGCCTTCAAAAACATTATTAAAAACTTTAGAAAAGAATACTGCAAATATGCCCGTAACATATATCAACAAAGCAATATCAGATGTTACAGCTGACAATAAAGAAAGAGATGAATCCTGCCGAATATTTGAAGATAAATCTAATGTTTATGATGCTATTACTTTTAACGATTTTTTGAAGACATATAACATCGAAAAAATTGATTTTTTAAAAGTTGATTGTGAAGGCGGAGAAGAATACATATTTAACAAGAAAAATTTTAAATTTATATCATCAAAGGTTAAACACATAGCAATCGAGTGGCATTTAGGAATGACAGGCATTGAAAAATTTAAAGAATTTAGAGATCTGTATTTAAAAAATCATAAAAATTTTATTGTCGAAGTATCTTATAATCTAAATGCTCATTCACATGAAAACGTTTCCGACAGAATATTTTCTTCAGAATTTATTGATGAATATATGAAAAAATTTGGAAATGGCTATTCGCAATTAATGATATACATAAATAATGAAATATGAAAGCTGAATTAATAAATCTAATAAATGATCCTAAAAATCCTACAAATAATTTCATTTTAGGAAAATTATATGAAGAACAAGGCCAATGGTCTTCTGCTGTATCATATTATTTACGAGCAGCTGAATTTAAAAGAGAAAGTCTTTTGGCGTATGAATCTTTATTGAGAATCAATATTATGTTAGAAAAACAAGGAAATCGATTTTCAAGTTGCAAAGCTGCTTTATTACGAGCAATATCATTATATCCTAAAAGACCTGAGGCATATTTTTTGTTAGCTAAAGTTTATGAGTATACTAAAGAATGGCATGATTGTTATGCAATTTCATGTGTAGGAGAATCCATCGAATTTGAAGAAAAGGAATCACTTAATATGAGTGTGGGATATCCTGGAAAATATTTTTTTACTTTTCAACGTGCAGTTTCTGCGTGGTGGATAGCATTATTTGATGAATCAATCGGCCTATTTCGCCAATTGGCTAAAAAAGTAGATGTACTTCCCATGTACTCACAAGCTATTAAAAATAATTTGAATAATTTAGGAAAAACCTATAAAAGACCAATCAAATATGATAAAATACTATATCCTGAATTGCGTTTCAAATTTAATGATTCTGAAAAAATAGAAGAGAATTATTCTCAAGCTTATCAAGATATGTTTGTTTTAAGTATGTTAAATGGAAAGAAAAATGGAACATTTATAGAAATAGGGTGCGCGGATCCATTTTTTAACAATAACACTGCGCTTTTAGAAACAAATTACAACTGGACAGGAATTTCAATTGACATAAATCCAAAAATGATTGAAGATTTTTCAAAACAACGAAAGTCAAAACCGTTATTAGCAGATGCATTAAAAATAAATTACGATGAGCTTTTAACAGAATCTTCATATGATTATCTTCAATTAGATTGTGAACCTGCTTCAACGACATTTGAAATACTTAAAAAAATTCCTTTACAAAGAGTTAAATTTGCCGTGATAACATTTGAACATGATAATTATGTTACTGAATATAAAGATATAAAGGAAAATTCTCGAAAATATCTTGAATCTTTTGGATATGTGTTAGTAGCAAATAATATCGCAGAGGATAATTGGTGTGACTTTGAAGATTGGTATGTTCATCCAGATTTAGTTGATAAAAGTTTAATTCAAAAAATGCAATCAATATCGGATAATGTACAAAGAGCAGATTTATATATGTTAGGAAAACTATGATACAAAAACTAGAAAATTTTCCTCAAGTTTATTATTTAAGTTTTGAAACTTCAAAAGACAGAAGAATAGAATTGGAATCTCAATTTAAAACGTATGAGATAGAAAATTTCAAATCAATAATAACTACTCCAGAAATGGACACACAAAGCAAAGTTAGTGGTCCATTTTTACATCAGTTAGACAAACCTACATTAGGATGTGCAATGTCTCATTTAAGAGCGCTAAAAGAATGGTACAATAATTGTGATGAGCCTCAAGTTTTATTTTTAGAAGATGATGTATCATTAGAAACTATTAAATATTGGAATTTTTCATGGGATGAATTAATAGTAAAATTTCCCAAAGATTTTGATTGTATACAATTATTATGTATTAGAGAAAATTTAAACGAGATAAAATTTAGGAAAAGATATTGGGATGATTGGGCGGCCACTGCATATTTAATTAAAAGAGAATATGTTAAGCGCGTATTAGATCAATATTATCCAAATGATGAATTTTTATTGACAATACCTTACGGAAGAATAATTCCCCTCGTAGAAAATATTATCTTTGGATTGGGAAATACATATGTTATACCGCTATTTATCGAGAATATTAATTTCATTTCAACTTTTTTTGAAAGATCAATTAAAGAACAACACAAAGCAAATCATTTAGAATCTTCATTATTTGTATTTAATTGGTGGCAAACAAACAAAAATGAAAACCAACTAAAATTACTGTTCGATTAAAATATGATAGACACTATAAAACAAATACTTAAGGGATATTATCAATGGTTTAAATATCACTTTAACAAAAAATATCAAAAAAGAATAGAAGCAGAAGCAAAAAGAAGAATAGAAATTTGCGAATCTTGTGAATTCTTTTGGAAACCTGGGCGAAACTGTATGCTTTGTGGGTGTTTCATGGATGTAAAAACAAAAATGGAACTTGAACTCGATGAAGACGGAAAAAGCATCGATGGATGTATGGAAAAGAAATGGTAAGAGGACTACGGTCCTCTTTTTTATTGAATATATAAATAAAATAATAGTGTATGGCTGATAGTGCAGTAAATAATGAATCATTATCGGGTGCTAATCCTCAACAACTTACGGGTCAAAGTCCTTTAATTAATAATGATACAAAGGGAATTACTGGAGGTGTTGGAGCTGGTGGAACTACAGTTTTTGACGTAAACAAGATGGTAGCCGCAGCTCAAAATTATCTTGCAATAAATCAAGTTGCAAATGAAATGTTTGGTTATGATGTTAAATGGTTTAGAGCGGTTCCTCAACAAAGATCAAAAGACGTTATCTTTCAAGAATATACACTTTATAATGTTGAACAATGCCCGCTTGATGTTAAAGTCGTTGTTCCTAACGGTCAATTTCCTGATAGTAAATATAATTTTGATTTAATGGGGCTTGAATACGAAGTTCCTCTTGAAGTTCATATTGATAAAAAATATTGGGAATCAATTGCCGGATTTGGAACAGCACCTCAGAAAAAAGATATCGTTTATTTTGTTATTGCAAATAAACTTTATCAAGTTGAATCTGCATATTTATATAGAGGATTTATGGAACAAGAAACAACGTGGAAATTGAATCTTCGTAAATACATGCCAGAAGCAGCAAGAAGAGAAGGCCCAGCATTACAAGAAACTATCGATATTTACACAGTTAGTAGTGAAGAAATATTTGGCGGAGCAACAGATGCTGAAGTTGCAAAATTAGTTGATGATAAACAATTCAGCGCATTTAATGGCACATCAAAAGATCTGTATAAGAAAATTGATAGTTCATTAAGTTCGATTACACAAGATATTAACATATTTGGAACTGTAGTTGCTCAATCATTTTATGATATGAGAACACCAATATGGTATGATGCTATCACATATAACGCTAAAGATCTTATTGATGTTAATACAAATAGAAGTGTAACTGCATGGATACAACCTAAACCCGTTGCATCTACTCCATACAACGTTATATCAATAACTAAAATTGAATCCGGAGATCCTTCTTATGGCACAGCAAATTATAGCATCCGAGTTGATTCAACAAATTCTATAAAAGAAATTGATCTTAATAGTAATGTAGTGATATCTCGTCCAGGCGCATTGAATTTTTACGCTAAAGTTGTTACAATTACAGAAAATCCTTTAACTTATCATTGTGTAATAAATCCATTTGTTCTTGAAGATTTAAAAGCTATTAAAGAAGATTGGGCAACACAAAAAGGATTCAAAATGCAAGCTAAAGAACCTATTTCTATCCTTGATGGCGTTAATGATTTTGGCGATCATGTATTATCTGTAAATGTTTTTGCAAATCAATATATTGCGGTTAACTATGCTCATACATATTCAAATGATGATGCTTACGTTGTTCGTATGGATGAAAAACTCGAGGATGATAAATGGTATGGTTTAGTAATTAACATAGGAAATAGTTGGCAGCAATATAACGTTTATGTTTGGAAAAAACATGATACAGACAAAAACGCTAAATTACAAAATGTATTTTACGAAACTCTTCGATTATATCCTGAACATATTGCAGTTGATCAATATACAGTTAATAAATCTCCTGCGTTCTTAACAAATTTAAGATTGTTTACAGAAACAATTGAGGAAGAACGACAAGCAAACGAATTATTATCGTACTTTAGTAAAGATGGTGATAAATTAATAATTGGAGATAATGCAGATCCGCTGCTTAGACTACCATACATAACTCGCCAGCGATAATTATACCATACATTATTAAACAACATATTTTTATGAATATATAAATAAAACATATATTTATGAAGAATTACCATTATGTTTATATTACAACAAATGTAATTACAGGCAAACAATATGTGGGTGATCACACAACTAGTAATTTAAATGATGAGTATTTAGGTAGTGGAAAGTATTTTCAAAATGCATTAAAAAAATACGGAAAGCAAAATTTTAAAAAAGAAATACTTGAACATTTTAATACTAAGGAAGAATCTTTTAATGCGCAAGAAAAATATATTAAAGAGTATAATACGTTAATACCAAATGGATATAATATAAGTATTAAAGGGGGATATGGAATTCCCGGTTCTTTTTTAAATGAAGATACAAAAAATAAAATACGTAAATCTCAAACAGGAATTAAGAAAAAACAGCAAATGATAAACGTATATGGAGAAGAAGAAGGTATTAAACGATATGAAAATTTTATAAAAAAACAAAAAGAAACAAACAAAGGAAGAAATTTGGGAATTAAACGAACTCCAGAACATATTGAAAAAAATCGACAAGCAAAATTAGGAACTAAGCATACCGAAAAAAC